TCGGGGGCTAGATATATGCTTCCGGAGCATATACTTTCCGGAAACCTACAGGTCAATCCGTGAAAATCCGCGATTCCGGACACACTTTTTGACCCTTAACCCCATACTCAGCTCCCCGATCTGAGCGAAAGGCTCTGATCGGGTTTTCTTATACCCACTCACCCAACGCCCATGTCGAAACGACGTGGGCTTTTTCTATCCCCGAAATGGAGAACCGTCATGCACAAGATCCGCCGCGCTTGGAACATCGTCCGCTTCATCGACGACGCCCCCGCATCCGGAGGAGGCGAAGCCTCCAACAAGCAGGACACCAACCCCGCCGCTAACCAGACTGGAACAGATCTGGCCACCGAAGTAGAGAAATGGAAAGCGCTGTCTCGCAAGAACGAAGACCGCGCAAAGGCCAACGCCGAAAAGGCACGCCTCTACGACGAAGCACAAGAAAAATCCAAGACGGAACTGCAAAGGGCTCTCGACGCTAAGACCGTCGCCGAAAAACGCGCAGCTGAACTAGAAACTCAGGCGTTGCGCTTCAAAATCGGCGCTACAAAGAACGTCGATCCTGAACTTCTCGTCGGAACGACACAAGAAGAAATCGAAGCATCCGCAGACCGCCTACTGGCGTGGAAAGGCCCCGAACCCAAGACACCGGCCTCCACCTCCAGCGCAGACGCAGGCGCTCGCGGTGTGGATATTTCTGGTGAGAAGCAGTTGTCTCGTGAGGATCTGAAGTCCATGACTCCCGCTGAAATCAACAAGGCCCGTAAAGACGGGCGTTTGAAAGACGTGCTGAGCGCCAGCTGACGCTCACGAAAGGAGACCATTATGTCTATCAAGAACTTTATTCCCGAGATTTGGTCGGCCTCGATCCTTGAGAACTTCCACAATCAGGCAGTGTTGACTGACCTAACGAATCGTGATTACGAGGGCGAGGTGAAGTCTGGGTCAAAGATCCACATTCCCGGCATTGTCGATGTCGAGGTCAAGGACTACAAGACCGGCGTCGTTGAAAACCCCAAGGGCGGCGGAAAGTTGCCTCGAACAACTGCCCCTGATGAGTTGTCGGATACCGGAATTGATTTGGTGATTGACCAGGAGAAGTCTTTTGACTTCCTCGTCGATGACATTGATCGTGTCCAGTCTGATCAGTCGTTCGATGCTTACACCGATTCTGCTTCGCGGGGTCTGGTCGAAGATGCAGAAGAGTTCCTCACCGCGATGCTGTCTACTGGTGGCACCAAGGTGTCTGGAGCTACTGCTCCGACTGACTGGGCTTCGGCGTATGGTGTGGTGCTCAAGGTTCGTGGAGAGCTCACTAAGGCCAAGGTTCCCCAGGCTAACCGCGTTCTCCTGATCAACGCCTCATTCGAACAGTATCTGCTATCGGATGGATCCAAGCTCACCACGTTCGACAAGTCGAACTCGTCTGACGGTTTGCGTGAAGCAACGATCGGGCGTCTCCTTGGCTTCGACGTCGTTACATCCCCTTGGATGGATGATTCCAAGCCCACTGCTATCGGCCTGCATACCCGTTCTGTGGCGTTCGTGTCCCAGGTGGAAAAGATTGAATCTCTTCGAGCTGAGCATAAGTTCGCAGACCGTATCCGAGGCCTGCACGTCTACGGTGGCAAGATTCTGCGCCCGACAGCAGTGCAGGTCTACACGGGGGTCTGACCCGTGAGAGTTAAAGGCGCTAATGGCCTGGAATTTGAAGTCTCTGACACCGTGGCCACGGGACTGATCGCCGCTGGAATCGTCGAGGCGATCGCCGAAGCCGAGGTGGAGCCGGAGCCGGAAAAAGCCACGGCCAAGAAGGGGCGCACAACTCGCGCCAAGTAAACCCGCTGGAGGAGAGGACGTGACTGGCATGCAACCACTGGCAACCATTGAAGATGTGCAACAGGCATTCGGGCAAGAAATGACACCAGAACAGAAGCAACGAGCAGAATTCGTGCTCGCCAAGCTGTCTGCAGCGTTTCGAGCTCGAGCCCGACAAACCTTCACGGTTGAGCAGTACACGCATCGACTCAAAGTCAATGCCGGTCACGTCCTCACCACCCGAACCCCGCTCGTTGAAGTCCTCAGTGTCTTTGACGACGAGGGAAATGAAGTCCCCTTCGAAACTAAGCGAGGCTACATCCGCGTGCCTAGGACAAGCGAGGCGTTTGTCAACGTCACCTATAAGGCTGGCCTAGCCTTTGTCCCAGACGATGTGCGGCTCCAGATCGCTGACTCCGCACGTCGCGTTCTCTCGATCAGCGCTGACGCTGTCGCAGGAATCGTGCAGGTCACTAAATCGGCGGGCCCCTTTTCTGAGACGAACCAGCTTGCCTCTTGGGCGGTTGGCGCGCAAGCCCTGCTCTCCCCTGATGATGAAGCTCTCGCGGCTTCGTATCGGCCTCGTCGTGCGAAGAATGTGTGGGTGATGACGCCTTGATTCGTGGAGAGCAGATTGAGGTCTGGCAATACGTCGAATCGGGGGTCGATTCGTTCAATAGTCCGGTCAAAAGCTGGGTTCTTGAGTCCGTCGTTGAAAACGTTTTGGTTGATCCGGGCAATGCCGAGGATCTAAACGGAGCCCTCAGGCGAGACGGGGATGAAAACCGCATCACCTTGTATTTCCCCAAGAAGTACACGTCGAGCCTGAGAGGCCGGAGGGTGAAAGTCCGTGGATTGGAATACGTGGTCGAGGGCGATCCAATCGCTTATCAGGTGGAGAACACTCCAACGGATTGGAATCGCAAAGCCACAGCAGTGAAAGTCGAGGGATAAACGATGGTAGAAAAAGTCAAGGTTAAACTTCATAAGGACGCTCTAGCGGCCCTCACACGGCCGATGATCGAAGAGAAAACGGCTGAGATAGCTGCTCGCGCTGGCAAAGGCTTCGTGGGTGACGTCATCATGACAGACCGGCCTCACGGGGCAGTCAGAGCCGAAACCTACAAGGCACGAGCCAAAAACGCCCGCGAGAACACCCTCCTCAAGGCGGTACAAGGATGACCAGCGAAGCACTCTTCATCCACGCCCTCAACAACGCTATCGAGGGCCTCCCCGCCTACGGAGACGTACCCGCCAACCGCCCCGACGAATTCATCACCGTCGAACGAACAGGCGGAGCCAAAGGAAAAATCCTCGACGTCGGCATCTACGCCGTACAGGTATGGGCAACAACCCGAAGCCGAGCCGCTTCACTCGCCGACAAAACCGCCGCATACCTCAACACCGAAGCACCACAGCGACCCGAAATCGCAGCGGTCAACGTCGCATCCGCCTACAACTTCCCCGATCCTGACTCGAGGACACCGAGATACCAGCTCACAGTATCCCTGTCCCTCGCTGTAGATGCCGGGTAATAAGCCTCCTTGGGCCTGCCGGCCCAATGGGCACAACTAAATAGCCAACTTTCCCAAAATGGGGCATGGCAGACCCAAGGAGAAAGAACAATGGCAAACTCAAACGCCTCACTCGTCACTACCGGCAAGCCGGTGGCCGCTGGAGCAATCAGCGTCGGCGAAGCTAACAAGAATGTCCCCACCGACGCGACAACCGCGCTCAAGGACGGCATCGTCAAGCTCGGCTATGTGTCCGAGGATGGTCTGACCAACGAGATCGAAACCGATACTGAAAACATCGTTGCGTGGGGTGGAGACACCGTTTTGACAATCAAGACGTCACGCACCGAAACATTCACATGGACGTTCATTCAGACTCTCGACGCCGACGTCCTCAAAGAGGTTTTCGGCCCAGAAAACATCATCGGAACACTCGAAAGTGGCTTGACGGTCCTGCACAACGGTAAGGACCTACCGCGCCGCCTGTACGTGTTCGAGATGTTGATGACAGGCGGATACATCAAGCGAATCGTCGTCCCGAACGCGCAGATCACCGAGGTAGGCGAAGTCCAGTACAAGGACGGCGACCCGGTTGGATACGAAGTCACACTGACCTGTTTCCCAGACGCACAAGGTAACACCGTCACGGAGTACATCGCAAAGCCCGTCGCAGCCTGATCTACTCCTCAAAAACTCGCGGAGGCGGGGAATCCCTTTTGCCATGCCCGCCTCGCCTCCGCGTTCAACCACAACAGGGCACGGCAAACACCATAGAAACTCAAGAAAGGGGCATGGCCATGGCCACGAAAACCAAAGAAACTCCGAAGGTTCCAACCAAAACAGTAAAAGTTCAAGATCTTGAGGTCGAAGTTCCTGAATACCTCCTCGACGACTTTGAATTCGTCGAAGCATACGCGCAAGCCGAACAAAGCGCAGCCAAAATGGTCGGCCTCTTCAAACTCGTCTTCGGCGACGACCAATTCAGCAAAATCAAAGACCACATCCGCACGACTACCGGATACGTCTCAGTCAAGGTACTCGCCAAGTTCTTCGCTGAAACAATCGAGGCAATCAACCCAAATTCCTAAAGCTCCTATACGCCGAGCAGAAGGCGCCAGATGCGCTCGCGGCTGACTTCATGCGGTTCTTCGGGGTAGCTGACTGGCGGACTCTGCGTCCGTCTGTTGCAGCCTCGTGGTGTGCCGTCATGTTGGAACAACCTGAGTCATGGGCTCATCGCGCATTGAATCCAAATTGGGAGTGGAATCAGCTGACGAATCAATGGGGTGTGATCGCCTCGGATGCGTTGCGTTGGCTCCAGTGGTCCAAAACAAAGGACGCGCAGCGCGGGCGCGGCGTCCCCAAGCCTTTCCCTCGGCCTTGGGAGCAAAAGGAAAGCGAATATCAGTCTTTGCCGATTGATGAGCTGGAAATCAAGCTCGCGGCGGCTCGTACATCGGATCAGTAAACAAGGAAGCTCACGATTTGTGGAGCCTCGTTGGAGCCGGTGACGTGGCATTCAATGGTTGTTTCTCGGGTTGCGTTGTATTCGTTGGTGACATCGGCAGTGAATTTGAAGTACCACTCGTCGTTTTCGGTATCGAGTTCGTTGGCGAGGGACCCAAGGATCCAGTGAGCCTTGTAACCATAGGGGAATTGCTGGTCACCGTGCTGGTCGCACGCGGTCATTGCCCAGGTTTTTTTGAGGCCTCCGGTGGTTGCTTCAGGCCGTTTTTCTTCCGGGGCTGCCTCGGGGGTTTGTTCAGCTGATTCGGATGAGTCTTCCGCCTGCGTTTCTGGCAGGGAAAGAGGCTCAATGGCTTTGGTGGATTGTGCTGATTGGGCTGTTGTCCCTCCATCGAGAGCGTTGCCGATTGCGCCGATCAGAAGAATCGCTGCGACAACGATCCAAACGATTTTGTTTTTCCACCAGGGCACTTTCTTTGCGTCTGTGTTGTTCATGTTCTCTAGGTTAATCGCATCGCGAGTGGGGAATGTGCGAATTGAATAGGAGGCTGTAATGTCTGGCGGAATCGACCTCGGTGACGCATGGATCAACGTCGTCCCTTCATTCAAGGGGATGGGCAAATCCATCGCAGCTGAAGTCAGTGGACTTGAACAGACAGTTAACTCCTCTGCCAAGGGCTGGGGATCAACGATCGCGTCCCACCTGGGCGGAGCCTTTAAGACCGTCGGAGCCCTCGCAGGCATCAGCCTGACCGCCGCCGCAGGCTTTATCGCTTCCTACACAGGCGAAGCTATTCGCGCCTCTGATGCGACAGATAAGTTCAAGTCCACACTAGACTTCGCGGGCTTGGACTCTTCAGCGATCAGCGCGCTAACGAAGTCGACGCAGGCGTATGCGGATAAGACTGTCTACGACTTGTCGGATATTCAGAACATCACTGCCCAGCTGGCATCTAACGGTGTCGCCGGGTTCGACAAGCTCGCTGAGGCTGCTGGCAACCTCAACGCTGTTGCTGGCGGTAACAAGGAAACATTTAAGTCCGTTGGTCAGGTGATTACTCAGACTGCTGGCGCGGGCAAGCTGATGACTGAGAACTGGCGTCAGCTCACTGACGCGATCCCCGGTGCGGCGGGCCCGTTGAAGCAAGCCCTGTTGGACGCTGGAGCATACACGGGTGATTTCCAGAAAGCGATGGAAAACGGTGAGATCACCGCTGATGAGTTTAATCAGGCGATCACCTCTCTTGGTTTCCAAGAAGCGGCCGAACAAGCCGCGACCTCGACATCCACGTTCGAGGGCGCGTGGGGCAATTTTGAAGCCGCGATCACAGGCGGGCTAGTCAAGATCATTGAGCCACTCAAGGGGCCAGTGTTGGACGCATTCAACAGCTTCACGGACAAAGTTGGTGGCGTGTTCGACTGGGTGTCTGAGAAGGTGTCGAAGTTTTCCTCAGGTGATGGCCTAGGGGATATGAGTGGCATCTTTGCTGGGCTTGGCCCAGTGATCGGTGGCCTAGCCGGCGCTCTTGGCCCGCTCTTGTCAAGCATTCCTGGTCTGAGTGGTGTTTTCGGGAGTCTGACGGGGCCTGTGGGTGTGGTGATTGGACTCTTTGCGCAGATGATCGCGAACTCTTCGGCTCTGCAAGGTGCTCTAGGCACCGTTTTTCAGGTGATTGGCCAGGTCATGTCTGTTGCTGCGCCGATTCTTGGGCAGATCATGACGATTATCGGTGAGCTTCTGGGTCAGATCGGTGATCAGCTGGCTCCAGTGATTGAGCAGATCGCTACCGTCATCGGGGACGTGCTGATCGCGGTGTTGCCGATGTTGACACCGATTCTGAGCACTATCGGCTCTTTGCTGAGCACTCTCATCCCTGTGGCTGGTCAGATAATCAGCGTCGTAGCGCAAGTGGTCGCTGCGATCGCTCCGCTAATCGTCCAGCTCGCCTCTGCCCTTATCCCGATCATTGCGGCGCTCCTGCCCGTTGTTCAGACAGTTTTCTCGGCTGTCGCATCGATTATTTCGTCTGTGATGGGCATCGTCGAGGGAATCATCAAGACCGTTACCTCGGTAATCAAAGGTGACTGGGCGGGGGCTTGGGAGGGAATCAAGCAGGTTTTTTCTGGTGTGTGGGATTTGATCGTGTCGATCGTTACCGGTCAGATCGCGCTAGTCAAATCAGTAATCTTGGCGGGTATCAATCTCGTTAAGAGCATGTGGTCGAACACGTGGAACACCGTCACCAACCTGGTAACCAACGCCTGGGAAGGCATCAAATATGCGGTGTCTAACGGGATTTCCGGGATGATGGGGTTCATTACGTCGATTCCCAACAAGATCTTGGGAGCGTTTGCAAGCGCCAAGTCTTGGTTGGTAGACAGTGGACGATCTATTATCCAAGGTCTCATTGACGGCATCATGGGAATGATCGGGACGGTGAAGGACGCTGTCGGCAATGTCTTGTCAGCAGCGCGCAATCTCCTCCCCTTCTCGCCTGCGAAGGAAGGGCCATTCTCGGGTAAAGGCTGGACCTTGTATTCTGGCAGATCGATCGTTGAAGCCCTCGCTGATGGCGTCAACCAGCGCCGGGGTCTGTTCAAGGATGCCGTTGCTGACGCGATGGCGCTCGGTCAAGGGCAAATCAGTGTTTTTGATGCCCCAAACGTTCACGCTCGCTACTCCGGGATCAATTCTTCTGGCCTTGCCGGCGCGTTTGGCGCCAGCGCCAATATGGTTAATGGTCCCACGTTCAATGTGACCGCTCATGATCCTTATGTGGCGGCCCGGGTCATTCATCAGCAGATGCGCGACATGATGGGGGTGATGGCGTGACTGTGCGTCTTGTGGACTCGGTTGTTCTCATCGGTCAGGCTGGGGATCGTCTGGACCTGTCGGTGGGCGCGCCCGACACGGAAGGGTGGGTGTTGGGGGCGCCATCGACGGGAGCGTTGGAGGGGTGGTGGGAATCACCTGCGCCTCGAGTTGAGTCTGTGGCTCGCCCACAAGCAGATGGGGCTTTTGCACCGTATCAGCTACTGGTGGGGGCACGCATAGTCACGGTCGTTATCCATCACGTCGCCTCTGACGCGGCTGATGAACATGCTGCGCGCGCGTTGATTGCCCGCTTGTGTCGCGGGTGGCTGCGTCTGGTAGTCGTCGAGGCGGGACGCGTATCGCATGTGAACGGATTCGTGTCGGCCCAGGTCAAAGCACACCATGTTGCGGGGGTTGCCTCGACGTGGAGTATCGTGATGACCTGCACAGACCCGCTCAAATACGAGGGGGACGGCGGGGGTCTTGACGGTTCCTTGGAAGGCTGGCAGTCCGTGTCAGGCATCTGGTCGAAGCAAGGGGAGGGAGGACTCCTCTTCGACCTGTTCGATCAGGCTCCGCGCGATGATGTCAAGACGACGATGTCAGCAACCCTGCTGTTCACAGGAGGCGTGTCGTCGTCTTTGACAGTGGTCAATAAAGGATCAGCAGATACGTGGCCAGTCCTCGAGGTAGCAGGCCCCGTAGGCACCGCATCGTGGACGCTCGGCGATCACACGGTCACGTGGGGCCTACCAGTGCCTGCCGGTCAGCTTCTACGCATCAACACCCAGGACGGCATGATCACACTCGGCGGGGTACGTATCGACCAGTCGGGTCTTATACGCGATGGCTTTTTTGCTTTACCTCCGGGTCAATCGAATGTTTCGGTGGAAGCTGATGAGCCCGCAAGATTCGCAGTGAGGTGGCTTAACGCATGGATTTGATCCACATATACGACACCGTCACCGGACGCCGATTGGGGTCTCTACCTGCCTCCTCGTGGAAGTGGAGGCGCCAGATATCCGGCCCTGGCTCACTGTCCGTAGAGATCACCTACTCCGACGAGGTTCGGGGTAGGGATCTGCGCACTGAGCTTGCGCCATGGCGCACCACCCTGGCAGTCGTCGACCAGGTGACGCACCGTGTTGTCGCTGCTGGCATCGTCTACCAGCGTCGCTGGGACGAGGACGCCTACAAGCTCGAAGTGTCGTGTGCAGACGTGTGGAGTATCTTCAAGTTGCGTTTGGTCATGCCCCACGTCCTAGACTCCTACAACCAGGGGATGATCGTGGGAGAAGATGGTGCCTATCCGTCTCCGTGGACTCTGACGTATACGGGGTCGCTTGGTGATATCGCCCGTGATCTAGTGGTTTCAACCCTACAGCTCGGGCCTCTACCAATCGTCCTACCACCCATCGAAGGTGGTAGTGCTCAGCGCACCTGGCAGGTGCCTGATTTTGCAACCATCGCCTCTCGGCTAGAGGACTTGACCAGAGTCATCTCCGGGCCGGAGATTATCTTCCAGCCACGCCTCGTTGACGGGACCACCAGCCTCGCCTGGCACATGCTCATCGGAGACCCTGAGCTACACGTTGAGACCCACACCTGGGATTTACGTCGCCGAGCCGCCCCGCTCATCAAGATTAGTGTTGACGAGGACGCCTCAGACATGATCAGCGACTCCTGGGCGCGTGGGGGCTCGCATGAGGATGCAACGCTCATCGCACACCATCACGACCGGTGGCTCGAAGAAGCTGGCTGGCCTCTCCTTCAGGGAGCCGACACCAGTCATTCAACTGTTTCAGAAATAAAGACTCTGAGCGACTATGCGCGATCAGCGACCATCATGCGCTCGCGGTCGACCGAGGTCGTCTCGATTCAGGTGCGTCGTCTCGACGAAGCGGGCTACCAGTTAGGCGACAAAGTTGTTCCAGGGGATCACATTAGTTTGCGCGTCGATTCTCCTTACCTTGGCTCGAAAGTCCTGCGTCTAAAAGTCCTCGAGCTGACAGGAGATGCCAGCGAGTGGATCACTGTTTCATGCCGAGAGATCATCAACGAGGAGACCCCCTGATGCCCCTTTACCGCCCTATTCGCACCACAAGTTCGGCAGTCCCTGACGCGCTGTCGACCATGCGTGGCGAGATTGCATCGTTGTCGGCTGCGACCGCCGGGCAGATCAACGGCACGATCCGCAAACTCAAGGCGACGATCGCCACGATACCCCTGGTGCATGCACACACCTACTCGGCATCCGGATGGACGGTTTCCCAGGGGACGACACGGATCCTATCGGCTTCCCTGCCGGTCCGAGCAGGGCAGACCGACCTCGCAGTTCTGGTGATGGTCACCGCCAAGATGGCCAACGCGGGCACAGGAGAGAATTCGAAGATCTTCAACATCCCGACCTACGCGCTCTCGGTCGCAGGCCAAAGCATTCCGCTAGTAATGCACTCGGAATCGACCACATCCTCCGACTACTCACGCATCACCAAGCAGTCCACCGGCTGGGCGATTGGATCATTCCCCACGTCAGGAGCCACCGCAATTCCCCTTGTCGTCAGCACCTCAGGCGACATTCCGAACCAAATCACTGCAGAGGCATCAATCCGACTCGGCGTCATCTCGATCTCGTCCCTGACCACCTAACTCACAGACACGCCCCCCAACATTCGAAGGAGAAAAACCATGGCGAACCATAGAGGCATCGTCTCCGGCTGGGATGCCACATCGAACAGGCCAAAAGGTGTCACGACACCGGCCATGCTACGAACCTCACTAGCGTCAATTGCTCGCGCCGAGGGCATTATGCTCGAACACAACGCTGCCAGCGTCCGACGAGAAAATGCCAAAATGGCACTGACCCTCAACGCCTTCACCGCAGTCATCCAATCCCCACTAGGCGGATGGTTATGCCCAAGAATCAACAAAACAACCTTCGCCCTACAACCGGGACACTCAACCTACCCGCGCATCGACGTCATCTGGGTCAAACAATGGGACTACCAGGGAGCCGCAGACCATCCTGACAGCGAGGTCGAGGTCGGGGTCACCACAGGAACCCCTTCCGCATCTCCACAGGCACCGGCAATACCATCTGGGGCGCTCGCGGTTGTGACGGTGACGGTACTAAAGGGCGCAGTTGTTGGCACCGATATTCCTGAGGAGTCAATCGGGCGATGCAGGTGGACAGCCCCCGTCGATGGGACACCCGTCGGAGTGGTCAGTGCCTTCGCTGGCACGACCGCGCCACTGGGCTATCTACTGTGCCAGGGGCAAACCCTAAGACGTAACGAGTATCCCGAGCTCTACTCGCTCATCGGTACTACCTACGGGCGTGCGACGTCAACAACATTTAAGGTTCCTGATCTGCGAACACGAGTCCCAGTTGGCCGAGCCAACGCGGGCATACTCACAACACTTGGCTCTACCGGTGGCGAACAAACCCACACGCTGACGGTCGATGAACTGCCCGCTCACACTCACGAAATCCGTGAATTGCGCACTAATCGTGCATGGGCCCAATACAAAACAAATCTGAACGCAGGGTCAGGCTGGGATGGCCTGTCGTGGGTCAGCGACCAAGCATCACTTGATCGAATTCAAGCGATAGCTACCGGAGGCGGCAAAGAACACAACAACATGCCCCCGTACATGGTCATGAATTACATCATCAGAGCCGTATAACCCCACCAGCCCACGCCAGCCCCGTTGCCACCAGGCCTCGGGGCTTTTCTATACCCACGAAAGGGGACAAACCAATGGAAAAACTAGACCCAACGACTGAGGAAGAACGGTTGGTAGCTGCCATGCCTCCGGCTGATAACACGCCCGGCGATGTCAGCGAAATCGAAGAAATTACTTATGCCGAGGATGAGTGAAAATCATGTCATCAATTCAAAAAGTCTTATCTATCGCCTCCGCAGAAATCGGCTACAACAGGTGGAATG